CTTGACGGTTGCTTCGCAGAAGCACATCGGCGTCAACTTTACGACCGCCGAAATGACGATGCAGTTGGACGACTTTGCCGAGCGCGTGCTGAAGCCGCGTATCAGCCAGTTGGCCTCTAGCATTGACGCTGACGTTGCCAACTCGTTCAACAACATTTACCAGTCGGTTGGTACTCCGGGCACGACTCCGGGCACTTCGCTCGTTCTGTTGCAGGCGCAGCAGAAGTTGAACGAAGCCGCCGCTGGTATGTCGCCCCGCTACGCCACCGTGAACCCGGCTGCTAACGCCGCGCTTGTGGAAGGCATGAAGGGCTTGTTCAACCCGGTGTCGACGATCAGCAAGCAGTTTAAGAGCGGCTTGATGGGCGAAGGCATCCTCGGTTATGACGAACTTGCCATGTCGCAGTCGATCAAGCAGTTTACGACCGGCAGCCGCACGGGCACCATCACGGTGAACGGCACGGTTTCGGCGCAGGGTCAATCGACCATTACGCTAAACGGCACTACGGGCAACACGCTCAAGAAGGGCGATGTGTTCACGATTGCTAACGTGTACTCGGTCAACCCGCAGACCCGCGAATCGACTGGCTCGCTCCAGCAGTTCGTGGTCACTGAGGACATCACTGCCGCTGCCAGCGCGTTTACCAACGTGAAGATTGCTCCGGCCATCTACACGTCGAGCGTTGCTCTGGCGACTGTGGATTCGTTCCCGCAGAACGGTGCTGCTGTGACGTTCTTGGGTGGCGCTTCGACGCAGTACCCGCAGAACCTCGTGTACCACCGCGACGCGATTGCGTTTGCCACGGCCGACCTCCTGCTCCCGCAGGGCGTTGACATGGCTTCGCGTCAGGTCCACAACGGTATCTCCATGCGCGTTGTCCGTCAGTACGACATCAACAACGACCGTATGCCGTGCCGTATCGACGTGCTGTATGGCTACTCGGTGATTCGTCCGCAGATGGCCGTGCGCCTCTGGGGCTAACTCTTAACCTTATTCACGGAGTAATACAAAATGGCACTTCCTAATGGCGCTGGTGGTTATCAAGTTACAGACGGTAATGTCGGCGAGCCGCTGCTGTTCGTGCAGGGCGCTCCTACGGCGTTGACCGCTGCTGCAACGGTAACTGCTGCTCAGTTGGCTAATGGTCTCTTCACGTTTGACGGTACGGCGGGCAACATGACGCTGCCGACCGTTGCTGACCTTGAAGCCTATGTCTCGGCTGCCTCTAAGGTGGACGCGGCGTTTGACTTCTTTGTTGTCAACATCGACGGTGGCACGGATGACGTGACCGTTGCGATTGGCACGGGCTGGACGCTGGTTGGCGCTGGTCAGGTCGACAACGGTACGTCGGGTCACTTCCGCGCTCGTAAGACGGGCGACGGTGCGTGGACCTGCTACCGCATTTCGTAATGGCAATGCCTCCGGCGGGGAAACTTGCCGGGGGCTAACCTGAAGGGGTATTGATATGCCTAATACACAGGCTGTTGGTGTTGCATACGCCGACCCGGAGTTTCAGAGCGTAAACGTCACTGGTGCCGTCACGGCAGCCAGTGCGTCCGTTTCTGGCGCTCTATCGGCGGGCAGCGTGTCGTCGGCTTCGGTCACGGCAAGCGGCAATTTGTTTATAAAGTCGGCTACGGTAGCAGCAGCAGGCAGCAACCAAGGTACGGCGGCGGCTGTTGCGGGCGGTTTTACGCTTGTGACGGGTGCTGACGCTGCCAAGGGCGTTGTCCTTCCGGCGGCTGCGGCTGGCTTGGTTGTGATTATCAAGAACGCCGATGCGGCGAACGCGGTGCTGAAGGTCTATCCGGCCTCTGGCGATGCGATCAACGCGCTGGCTGCAAATGCTTCTTACGACATGGCGGCAAAGACCTCGATGCTGCTCGTGGCGTATGACGCAACGACTTGGTACACGGTGCCGTTGCTGGCTTCGTAATATGCCGAATATCTACCTTCGCCACCCCAAGCACGGGGAAAAAGTAGCAATCTCGGTGCTTGAAGCGCGGGAAGATATGGAGCATGGGTGGGAGGAATTTGACCCCTCTGACCCGGATGATTCAGAATCCCCGGTGTCGGCAGACTTGTCGGCATCGGGGAATTCTGATAACGCATTAAGGGCGCGACGACGACGCCGGGAGTAATACATGGCAACCACCGCTGCTGACCAGATCAACGGTGCGCTGCGTCTGATCGGGCAATTGGCAGAAGGTGAAGTGCCTTCGGCAGCCACGTCTCAAGACGCATTAACTGCCCTAAACCAGATGATTGACTCGTGGAATACCGAGCGATTGTCTGTTTTCTCTACTCAAGACCAAGTTTATAACTGGCAGCCCAACGTGCGATTTATCACGATGGGACCGACCGGTACGTTTGTAGCCGAGCGTCCGATCCTGATGGACGACGCTACTTATTTCCGTGACGCCTCGACCAACGTGTCGTATGGCATCCGACTGATCAATAACGAGCAATACAACAACATTGCCGTTAAGACCGTAACGTCCACGTATCCACAGTTGATGTGGGTCAACATGACCTACCCAGACGTGGAGATTTATATTTATCCGGTGCCCACTCGGGTGCTGGAGTTCCACTTTGTGTCGGTGCGCCCGCTGACTCAGCCTGCCGCGCTCAATACGGTACTAGCGTTCCCGCCGGGATATCTGCGTGCGTTCCGCTACAACTTGGCTTGCGAACTGGCTGCCGAGTTTGGCGTGGAGCCGTCGCCGCAGGTACAGCGCATTGCCATGTACAGCAAGCGCAACTTGAAGCGCATCAACAACCCGGATGATTTGATGGCAATGCCAGCGGCCCTGATGGTCAATCGTCCGCGCTTTAACATCTTCACGGGCAACTTCTAATGAAGACGCCGATCCTCGGGTCGTCGTACGTCATCCGGTCGGTCAACGCTGCCGACAACCGGATGGTCAATCTTTACCCAGAAGTGGTGCCGGAGGGTGGAAAAGAGCCTGCGTATCTTCAGCGTTGCCCTGGATTGGCCTTAAAGACCACAGTTGGAAGTGGGCCTATTCGTGGGTTGTGGGAACACAAGAACTTTCTGTACGTTGTATCTGATAGTGAGTTTTATCGGGTCGGGCCTGATTACATCCCCACCAAAATTGGCGATGTAACCGGCACTGGCCCGGTATCCATGACCGATAACGGAACGCAGATATTTATTGCCTGCAATCCTGACGGGTTTATTTACAACACGGATACGTTGCAGTTTGCCCAAATTACTGACCCGGACTTTCCGGGTGCTGTGACGGTGGGCTACCTTGACGGCTACTTTGTGTTTAACGAACCGAACTCGCAAAGAGTATGGGTCACGAGCCTATTGGATGGCTTGTCAATTGACCCCTTGGATTTTGCGAGCGCGGAGGGTTCACCAGACGGGCTAGTCTCTCTGATCATTGACCACCGAGAAGCGTGGCTGTTTGGCACAAACTCGGTGGAGGTCTGGTACAACTCGGGCGACCCCGACTTCCCCCTCACCCGCATCCAAGGCGCTTACAACGAGATTGGTTGTATTGCCCCCTACTCGGTCGCCAAGATGGATAACTCTGTCTTTTGGCTTGGCGCAGACCCTCGCGGTCGGGGTATCGTCTATCGAGCAAACGGCTATACCGGCGTTCGCATCTCTACGCACGCCGTAGAGTTCGCCATCCAGAACTATGCCAATCTGTCTGATGCGGTAGGTTACACCTACCAGCAGGACGGCCATACGTTCTATGTGCTGAACTTCACCGACGCTGATACGACGTGGGTATTTGACGCTGCCACGGGCGCTTGGCACGAGCGCGCCTCTTATCGCAACGGCAAGTTTAAGCGCCATCGTGGAAACGCTTATGCGCGATTTAACGGCGATCTTATCGTAGGCGATTATCAGAACGGCAAGTTATATAAGTTTGACTTGGACGTATATGAAGATGACGGCCAAATTCAAAAATGGCTGCGTCGTTGGCGTGCCCTGCCTCCGGGTGCGAATGACCTAAAGCGCACCGCCCATCACTCGCTTCAGATTGACTGCGAGACTGGCGTTGGACTTAGTGGCCTAGACTTTTTTGATCCTACGGCAGAAATCACAACGGAAAGCCCAACAACCACAGGTGATCTGTTGTTGGAAGATGGTGGCTTTTTGTTGTTAGAAGATGGCAGTTTGGTGCAACAAGAAGCATTGTCGCCTGCGCCGGGTTTAGGCACGCCGATAAACACCGAAACTGGTTCGCCAGAACTTGCTGCTAACTTGGGCACTAACGTGCCACAAGACATCAATACGCAAAATGACTTGTATACGCTTGGCGTGCTTGAAGACCCAGGTTTGACGTTGGTCGTAGACACGCCGACTGTTGTGGGCGCTAACCCGCAGTTGATGCTGCGTTGGTCAGATGACGGCGGTCACACTTGGAACGGCGAGCGCACAACCTCAATGGGGCGCATCGGCCAATACGGCACTCGCGCTATCTTCCGTCGCCTTGGCATGACGCTAAAACTCCGCGACCGCGTATATGAAGTCAGCGGCACCGATCCGGTCAAGGTCGCCATCATGGGCGCCGAACTACAAATTAGCCCGACGGCATCGTAATGGCACAGAACATCACGCAAATCCCTGCCCCGCGTGTTCCGTTCCTTGATGAGCGGACGGGTCTTATTTCGCGTGAATGGTTCCGCTTTCTTAACAATCAGTACCAACTGACTGGTGGCGGCACGACCGCTACCACGTTGGCTGACCTTGAGATTACGCCGTCGTTAGCCGCTAACGTTGAGGACGAAGTGGCGGTGCTGCGTACTCAAGTTGACGATCTGCAAAAAGGGCCGCCTCGATTTGAGCCAGGGTTAGTTAATTACGGATCGTTCTTTTCCACGCAAACGCAAGCCGCGACCGTCATCAATACGGCAACGGCAATTACCTATAACAACGCTGACCCTGCGTATGGCGTGTATCGTGATCCGGGCGACAGCAGCAAGATTAAAGTAAGCCGCCCTGCCATCTACAACGTGCAATTTTCTATCCAAGTAGACAAAACTTCAGGTGGAACGGGTCAGTTTTACATTTGGCCTGCCATCAACGGCACGGCTGTGCCTAACTCAGCGTCGTTGGTTCAAATCCAAGGCAACAACGCGGAAATCTTTTCTGCGGCTAACTTCTTTTTGCCGTTGTCTAACGGTGATTACTTTCAGTTGTATTTTTCAGTTAGTGACTTGAGCGTACAGTTGCAACACTTTGCTGCTGTTGCGCCCGTCCCAGCCATACCTTCTATCATTTTGACTGTTATGCAGGTGTACGTATGACCGTTTACCTTTCAGCCTTTGCTGGCGCCGGAGCGCAGTTCTTCACCGACGACGGCCAAGTGCTGTCGGGCGGAAAGATCTACACCTATGCTGCTGGCACAACCTTGCCGCAAACAACTTACACATCGGTGTCGGGCGTTGATGCCAACCCAAATCCAATCATTTTGGACTCTGGTGGGCGCCTACCCGAAGACATGTGGTTGTCGCAGGGCGTGTTATATCGGTTTGTATTGGCTAACTCTGACGGAATTCAAATTGGCGAATACGACGACATTGGCGGCATCAACGACGTATCCACGCAGTCAATTGCTTGGTCAACGATTACGGGCACCCCGACCACGGTGGCTGGATACGGGATTACAAATGCGCTGACGACGACGGCAGCAGCGGCCACTTACGCCCCTCTTGCCTCGCCCACGTTTACCGGCACGCCGCTGATCCCTGACAACGACACGCCGAACGTAAACTTTGCCGTGGGCTATCGAGATGCGCCGCAGGTTAGCAAGACGGCTAACTACCAATTGGTGTTGGCGGATCGCGGCAAGTCCATTTTGATGAATGGCACGTCACTGACCCTAACCATCCCGGCTAACTCGGCTGTGGCGTTCCCGGTTGGCACGGTCATCATTATTGTTAACGTCAATACGACGGCGCTGTCGATTGCTATTACGACCGATACGTTGACGCTGGCTAACAGCACGACGACGGGCACTCGTACGTTGGCGCGTAACGGCCTGGCGACTTGCGTCAAGATTGGCTCGACCTCGTGGCTGATTAGCGGAGCAGGATTGTCCTAATGGGCGGCGCTACCCTAGCAGCGGCGATTGCAGGCACGACCGGAGGTTCCGGTGGTGTCTTTGACTTTGACTCGGGGTCAGGGTCGGTATCTATTCCAGGCGGAGCCACAGGCGTCACCATCGAGGTGTGGGGCGCAGGCGGTGGTGGCGGCTACGGTACGGTAACAAACATCTTTGGCGAGTTTGCCTATGAGCCGCAAGAGAACCCCGGTGGCGGTGGTGGCGGTGGCGCCTACGTTAAGACGGTGCTGGTGTTAACCGGCCCGGATGCTGGTAAAACCATCCTGTACACTGTCGGCGCTGCTGGCGCAGGCGGTTCGTTTGGTGACGCAGTGGGCGGCGCAGGTGGTCAGTCAGTAGCCTATGCCGGAACGTATGCCCTACCCGAGATGATCGCTACGGGCGGCTTTGGCGGCTACGGTGGCATCGGTATCTACGGCAGCCAACAGGGTGCCGGTGGAACGGCCTCTGGCGGCAATACAAGCAACGACAACGGCAATGGCGGCGCTCCCTTTACCCAGACAGGCGCGGCGCCGAGATCGGGCGTAGGAAGCCTTACAGCGGGTGGTGGCGGAGATGGTGGCGACCCTGTGGAAGGCGGCGCTCCCGGCTTGCCTGGGGCTAATGGCCGCGTCCGAATAGTATTTACATAGGTGACACATGGCAGTTAACGTCAAAGTCCTGATCCCCGCAAAGATTGCGGAGAATACCCAGACAACTCAATACACAGCGACGAACGTGTCGGCCATTATCGACAAGTTCACGGCGACTAATTACAGCGCCTCTGCGGCTACTCTGTCGGTCAACCTCGTGACCCAGTTTGACGCTGCGGGCAACCAAAACTTGATCATTAAGGCCAAAACCCTGCTGCCGAGCGAGACGTACACGTTCCCTGAATTGGTCGGCCATGTGCTGCAACCGGGCGGGTTTATCTCAACGCTGGCTGGCACGGCCTCGGCTATCAACATCCGGTCGTCGGGGCGAGAAGTCTCGTGACGGAACTGGCGACAATAGGCGCTCAAGCGTTGCAGTTGTTCGGCAGCCCAGAGGAAGCCGAAACCGCTATGCTGCCTATGCCACAAGTAGATTGCCCAGTGACGCACTACTTCGGGCCGGGAGTTGCTATTAGAGAGGTGTTCTTACCTGCTGGAACGTTGGCTGTGGGACACAAGCAAAAGCGTGAGCATCTGAACATTTTGCTGCGCGGCAAGGTAGTTATGTTGCACGACGACGGTACTTTGAGAACCGTATCGGCTCCGCTCATTTACACCAGCGCACCAGGCCGCAAAATCGGCTACGTTCTGGAAGATACGGTTTGGCAGAACATTTATTCTACTGACCTGAAAGATGCCGACGAAATTGAAGCCACGTTTATTGAAAAAAGCGAAACGTGGCAGCAGCATCAAATTGCAGATTTAGCGCAACGGCAGTTTGGCCGCGCTGCTGATCGGCAGGACTTTCAATGCTTGCTATTAGAGTGTGGCATTTCTGCCGATGTTGTTGAGGCGCAGTCCGCCAACTTGGATGATCAAATCCATTTGGAGTGCGGAATTGTCCGCGTCCATGAATCGGAGATTCAAGGAAAGGGGTTATTTGTTACCGCCCCCGTTCCTGCCGGTCAGGTGATTATGCCCGCTCGAATTGATGGCAAACGCACCCAAGCCGGTCGTTATGTAAATCATTCGTTAACACCTAACTGCCGCATGGTGATGCGGGAAAACGGCGACATTGATTTGGTGGCGCTGGTAGACCTTGACGGATGTAAGGGCGGTAGCGTAGGGCAAGAAGTTACTATAGATTATCGGCAAACTTTGGCGCTATCTGGCGTCTATCTGCCGACGCAGGAGTTTGTATGTCAGCCATAGCAGCAGCAATAGCCACCAGCGCCGTCGTAGGCGCATACAGCGCTAAAAAGGGCGCGTCGGCACAGAAACAAGCCGCCGACCAGTCCGCTGAAGTTCAGCGCGAGATATTCCAGAAACAAACGGAACTGGCAGAGCCATTTCGTCAGGCTGGCATTACCTCGCAGAACGAACTGATGCGGCTGCTTGGAATTGGCGGCGATCAGACTGCGGCGGATTACGGCATGTTGACTCGTGGTTTTGGCGAGCGCGACATGCAGATGGACCCTGGTTACGGCTTCCGTTTGCGCGAAGGCGAAAAAGCCCTTGAGCGTATGCAGTCTGCTCGTGGCAACTTGCTATCAGGCGGCGCGATTAAGGCTGGTCAGCGCTTCGGCCAAGACTTGGCTTCGCAAGAGTACATGAACGCCTTTAATCGAGCGCAGGCGCAGTTAGGCACGCGCCTTGGTGCGTTAGGCAGTTTGTATGGCGCTGGTCAGGCGGCCACCCAACAGGTTTCTTCGCAAGCCGGTCAGTACGGTGAAAACGTAGGCAACTTGTTGATGGCTGGCGGCGCTGCTCGTGCTTCGGGATATGCGGGTATGGCTAACGCCCTTAACCAAGCGCTTGGTCAGTATGTTAACTACCGTCAGGGGCAGGATTACCTGAATCGCCGATACCCAACAGGGGAGGTTTGATCATGCCGATCAATCCGCAAATTTATGTTCCGCAAATTCAACCAATGCAGTTGCAAGACCCAATGGTGTTTGCTCGCAACGCTCTGGCGATGGATGAAGCGGAGGCATCAATTGCTGCTAATCAATTGAAAGTTAAGCGAGCGGAAGCGTTAAAAAACATTCTTGCAGGTCAACCGCAAGAAAAGCGCGATCCGCAGTCAATTGCTAATGCGTTGCTTCAAGGCGGGTTTCCCGAAGAAGCCAAGCAAGTCATGGATTTTGCCACGTCCACGGGGCAATCACGTAGGGCAGGGCTTGAGGCAAAAACGGCTGAACTTGCATTGCTTGGCAGTGAGGCAGGCGGTTTTGCAAATGATCCTGCATCGCTTAATAAAGCGGCTATTTTGCCTTGGGCGGCTAGTGCCGTGCAAAGAGGGCTTTTAACGCAAGAAGCATTTAGCCGCTTTGAGGCAATGCCTGACGATCCACGACAGTTGCAAGCCGCGATGCGCCGGTTGCAAATACAAGCAATTCCGGCTGTGCAGCAACTTGAAACCAGTGTTATTCAACAAGACTTGGGTGGCACAACTCGCGCGGTGCGAATTCCGAAACTTGGCGGCCCCGGTGAAGTGGTGCCTGGAACAGAAGCAATCGTTACGGCTTCGCCAAACCGCCCTGTTATTAATTTGGCCGAATCAAAGCGCGCCGGAACTCTTGGTGAGGCTGGTGCAAAAGCCGAAGTTGAAGAATACAACACTGTTAGAACGGCGGCTCGAAGCATTAACAAGGATTATGAAACCATTAAATTGCTTCAAGAAGGCAAGCCTTCTACTGGCATTACGGCTGAACTTGAACTTGGATTTAATCGTCTTAAGGCAGCCGCTGGCGGTAAGTCTGAAGCAATTGAAAAAGTTGCTGATACTGAATACTTGGAAGCGTTGCTTGGCTCTGACGTGTTTACTCAGTTTCAAGCGCTCGGTGTTGGCGCTCGCGGCCTAGATACGCCTGCTGAACGAGAGTTCTTGCGACAGGTCATTTCAGGTACGCGATCCTTGGATAAGGAAACGCTCATTCGCATGGCTGAAATGCGAGCCAAGTACAAGCGCGAAATGGTGGAAGACTTTAATTCCCGCGTTGAATCCGGCGAGTTGGATGACTTCTTTAGAGACTATGGTCGAAAGAAGCAAACATTTAAGTTGCCGCCTCCGCCGGAAGTTACTGTCACCGCTCCTGGTGGCAGACCTCTTGGAACAACTGCCGAGCAGCCAATTAAGGTTAAAAGCCCTGAAGAGGCTCGTGCATTAAAGCCTGGAACTAGGTTTATTACTCCTGATGGCCGTGAAAAGGTGCGGTAATGGCGCCTCCAGTGAAACCTCAAGACGATCCATACGCTGAGTTTACCGACGCGCCTAGAACTCAGGACGTTACGGTAACGCGTATTGGAAACATGCAAATTGACCCGTATGCGGAGTTTGTTGATGCACCCGAAGGCATCCCGCAGCGCCAAGGTCTTGACGCGCTATCTCAATACGCGGGCGTAATTAACCGCGCTATTGCTCCATACGCCACGGTTGGAATCGGCGGAACTGCTGTTGGCGGCCCTATCGCGGGCGCTGGCGCTGTCGGCACGCTTGCCTTGACCGATCTTGGAGCCACACTAGCAAACCTTGGCTTGCAAGCCGCCGGGTCTGAGAGGCGCGTTCCTGTTCCGTCTGACGTGATTCGCAGCGGTTATGAAGCAGTAATGCCTAGTGCGTTTAGTGGGTTTCGTGAACCCGAAACGACCGGGCAACGATATGTTGGAACGGGCGCAGAAGCGGCTATGTCCGCTTTTTCACAGGCCAACGCTTTGCGCCAACTCGCGCAAACCTATGGGCCGGGCGTGGCAAAAAACGTCCTTTCTACCTTGGGGCGAGATCGAGCGGCGCAAACTGCGGCTGCAACCGGCGGCGCATCCGCGCAGCAAGCAATGATTGAAGAATCGGAGCCGGGAACAGCGCTACGCAATCCAGTGCTTGTGGCCGCTGTCGGCGCACTCGGAAGCATGGCAACAGGTCGCCTTGCTGCTCGCGGCCCTCAAACCATTAAAGAAATGGTTGGTAAAGGCACTCCATCCGAAGAGCAGTTGTATAAGCAAGCAAAAGCCAAGTACAGCGAACTTGATAACTCTGGCGTAGTGTTTTCTGGTTCAGCATACGACCGCTTGTTGTCTTCCTTGAAGAATCGCCTTGCCGATGCAGGCTATAAAGAAACCACTGCGGAAAGCGCAATTACGTCCATCCTTAACAAGATGGGTAAGTTTTCCGGCAAGAATCAAACGTGGTCTGAATTGGATCGCGTTAGAAGCGATATTGGCAAGTCGTTGATTAAGTCAAACGATGAAAATGTAAGGCGTCTTGGCCGGGAAATGGCTGACGAAATTGACGAGTTTGTGGATAACGTATCTCCGCGTGACTTGGTTATTTCTGTTGGCCCAGGCGGAACGGCAAAAACTGGCGATGTTAAAAGACTGCTTGCCGCAAGAGATCAAGCCCGCAATCTGTGGGGGCAAGTTAGCCGTAGCGAGGAAATGTCTGAACTTTTGCGTCAAGCCAAATTAGAGGCTGGTGCAACCGATATAACCCTTGATCAAGCAATCAGAAACAAATTCTTAAATCTTGCAAAAGCGCAGGATGGGAGAAAATTAAAGAGATTTAGTCCCGAAGAGCAGCAGTTTATTTTGGAGGTCAGCCAAGGCGGCGACTTTACTAGATTGCTTTCGGAATTCAGTGATGCCTTGAAGTTTAATCGTGGCCTCGGCGGCGGACTGTATCTTGGCGTTGGAGGCTTGGCTACTCCGTATGCGGCGCAACTTGGGCAAATTGATTTTCCAACAGCGCTGGCTTTAGGCACTGGAATCGCCGGAGTTCGAGGAACAACTAGCGCCTTATCAAATCGCCTTGCTGCACGTCGTGCTGAAACTGCTGCGCGTGCTATGCGTGGATTCAGGCCGCAGCCGGTGACGGCTATAGGTCTTCCGTCGGTGCAAACGGCAGTTAGCCCAAATGTTAACTTCTTGACGCAATCAGAAGTTCTCAATGCTTTGTCTGGGAGATAGTCATGCTTAAAGGCGCATTGAAGTCTAAGACTGTTTGGTGGAACGTCCTGCTGGCCGTTCTCGGTGGGCTGGAGTTGGTAGGCGGCCACATGACTGTGCTGTGGGGTCAGGAAGTGGCTGCGGCCATTCTGATGCTTGGCGCTTTGGCTAACATTGTCCTGCGAACTGTCACCACGCAGGCACTTTCGGAGAAGTGACGTGGACGAAATGCAGGTTCTTTTTAACGTCGTCTTGGGCGTGGCCGCTTTCTTGGGCGGTTGGATGGTTAACAACCTGACCCGTAGCATCGAGCGATTGGATGCGGACCTGCGTGATATGCCGCATACCTACGTCACCAAAGCAGATTACCGGGAAGACATCCATCATATCCGCAAGACGCTGGATGACATCTTTAATCTGATCAACCAACTGAGTACGACCAAGGCCGACAAGTGATGTGGACTGCATGGCTGTGGCGTTTTGCGCCGCACGCAATCGTGGCAGCAGTGTTGGGTCTGATATGTATATACGCTGTGTATACACTTCGGGAGCAGGGACGTGCGGAACTTAGGCCGCAAATTGAACGACTGGAGGCCGAGTTGGCAGCGGAGAAGGCTGACCGAGCGCGTGCTGAACGTGCTTCGGCTTCGTACCAGTCCGAAATGGAGCGCCTTCGTGAGCGTACTGCTCGTGCTGCTGCTAATCGCGGCCCTGTCCGGCTGTGCGTCATCCCCACAGCCCCGCCAGCCGGGGACGCCGCCCTCAGAACTAATGGTTCCACCACCACCACCGGGAGCGATGAGCGAACGGCTGGAAGCGATCCTAAAGCGGGGCCAGACATCGGAGCCGACCTCTACGCCCTAGCCGCCGCCTGTGACGCCGAGAACGCTAAACTACGGGCGTTGCAGGGTTGGGTGAAAGATGGGGGCTAATTATGGACTGGGCGCTCGTACCGAACTTTAAGGCCGAAGAGTTCAACTGTTCGCACTGCGGTAAGAACGAGATGCGGCAGGAGTTTATGAACAAACTCCAAGCCCTGCGAAACATCTACGGCAAGCCGATGAAGGTTACATCCGGCTACCGCTGCGCCAAACATCCTATTGAGGCAAAGAAAGCCCAGCCTGGAGCGCACGCATCGGGCTGCGCTTGTGACATTGCTGTCGTTGGTGCGGACGCACACAGACTGCTGAAGTTAGCCTTTCAGATGGGCTTTACCGGCATTGGTGTGCAACAAAAAGGCAGCGGAAGGTTTATACACTTGGATACTTTGGAGGGCGGCCTTCGTCCGAATGTTTGGTCTTACTAGGAGGCGTTATGCGTCCCGACGGCATCCCCGAGCGCTTCCAATTAGCCGGTCACACCATCAAGGTCAAAGTAATATCGCCTTCAAAGTGGCGCCACGGCAAAAATTGTGTTGGAATGTGGCTTCCTGATAAGTATGAGATTCACATCATAAGTTCTTGTAAAGGCACAAATCGGCAGCAAGTGTGGGCGCATGAGGCAACCCACGCGATGCTTGACATCGCCGGTCATGGAGACCTTTCGTGCGATGAGCAATTTGTGGATCGAATCGGACACTTGCTGCAACAGATGCTCACAACCATGGAGTAGACGATGCAAGCAAAAGCCACCGACGATCAAATCCTAAAGGCACTACAGGACGCCAACGGCATACGATCCGTCGTCGCTAACAAACTGGGGCTGAACGAACGAAGCCTACAGATGCGGATTAAGAAGATGAAGGCAAAGGGCTACATCGTTCCTGAGTCCACATATCAGCAAGGCGCCGTCAAGCAAGACGTAGAGAAGCCCGGATTTTCCTTTACCCCGCTGCCCGACGACGACATTCCTATCGAAGAACTGATTGAGCAGCGCAAGCGCAAGTTCCTACACAAGCGCGAACACGAAGAAGCCTCCAAACTGATCCCGATTCGGGTCAAGTTGGGGGGCGCTATCGGCCTGCTGCACTTTGGCGACCCGCACGTAGACGACGACGGCTGCGACATCGGCGCAATTGAGCGTCACACGGCGCTGGTGAACAAGACTGAGGGGCTGTTTGCCTGCAACGTGGGCGACACTACGAACAACTGGTGTGGCCGCCTAGCCCGACTCTACGCCGACCAGAGTACGTCAGCGGCGCAAGCCTGGAAGATTGCCGAGTGGTTTGTTGGCCGCTGCGACTGGCTGTACATGATTGCCGGAAACCACGACTTGTGGTCAGGTTCGGGCGATCCGCTGAAGTGGATAGCCAAGCAGCAGAACTCGCTTTATAAGTCCTCAGAAGCCCGTATAGCGCTTCGGTTCCCCAACGGCATGGAAGTGCGGGTCAACGCTCGCCACGACCACAGCGGCTCGTCTATTTGGAACCCGGCGCATGGCCCGATGAAGGCAGCCATCATGGGAACCCGCGACCACATCTACGTGGCCGGTCACAAGCACGAGAGCGCTTATAGCGTGCTGAAGGATGCGATTACGGGTATTACCATGCACGCGGTTAAGGTCGCCTCATACAAGGTGTATGACCGTTACGCCAAGGATCGAGGGTTCAGGGACAACGCCCTGTCACCCTGCGTCCTGACGACGATTAACCCAGACCTACCGCCTGACCATCCAGACTTGGTGAAAGTGTGGTGGGAACCGGAAGAGGGTGCGGACTACCTGAGTTTCCTGCGACGGCGCTAAAAATCTCAGCGCGTTCCCGAGCGGCCCGCAAGATGCAGTAGCGTTGGTGCAGCCGCTTGAGGAACGTCGTACGACGCTGACCGACGATCTCATCGTCAAGCAGGGCTTTGACCTGCTCTTCGTTCAGCGAGTTCAGTGTTTGGTTAAGTGAGCGCCAGTTGTTCATGGCGCTATTGTAAACGAATTATTTAAGCCGCTGCAAGTACAGGGCTTGAAGGGCGCATACGGTGTCGTCGGCGTCCCTGCCTTCGTACCACTCGCCCCTAGGCTCAAACAGCCCCCTAAACCGTTTCTGGCCGTCTGAGAGCCGCCCGCCTTTCGCCTTGACCTCTACCCAGCATATCCACGCCATGCCGTCGTGCATGGGCTTTACGGCAAGCAGGTCGGGGATGTCGTGACCGGCGCTGGCAAAGTCGATGACCTCGAAGTTGGCTTTGCGGAGGGCTTCGACTATCTCGGTGTGGTTGTTGTCACGACGTTTGGCGTAGCGCATGGGGCTATTATGCCGCTTCCGCCCTTGCCTTCAATCTGTTTACGCCAGGTTCGCCCCACAACTCCCTGACCATGCCACGGATATGCGGGTCGCCGTAGGCTTCCTTCACATCGGTCAGGCTGCGAAGGATGTCGCCCACGTAGTTCTTGAGCCACGACGTGCGCTCTGCCCGCTGCGACCAATCACCCACGTTAATGCGAGCAAGGTACGCGTCGGCTAACCGGAGTTTATGGTAAGGATTATTCCTTACCGACTCCCAGTACCGGACGTTCGCCTCGGACGCCCACGAGATGTCGCTACTAACGATCTGCTGCTGGATCATTTGGCTTCACCACGCATTGAATCTGATACAGCCGCAGGGCAGGAATCTTGTTTTCCTTAAACCAACGCAGCACGGCCTGACGAGTCACGCCTAACGCCCGAGCGATCTCCGCTTGGGAACCATAAATCTTGAGTAGTTGCTTCGGTGTCATGGGCGCACTGTAACGACTGTTGACACCATAGTCAACATGCGTATACTTGACTCCGGGGATCGGCCCCGCTTATTGGAGACAACGATGGAACAAGATGACTTCCGCATCTTGCAAGAGCAAGAGCGCGACAGACTCATGGAACTGCACTGCCGTGCAGAACACGCAGCCTTCAACGTCATCGAAGGCTTGAACGAACTCAACCGCATCGAAGCCGAAGGCGCTTTCAAACTGCACCAGGCATTTGCCGAGTGCCTCGCTGCTATTGACGCTGCATCCGCCAAACTGAGGGAACCACAATGAAGGTCTACGAGAAGATTGCCGCTGTTACCGCCGAACTGTCCAAGATCGGCATCAGCAAGGACAGCAAGAACACATCCCAAGGCTACGCTTTCCGTGGCATCGACGCTGTGTACGGTGCGCTCTCGCCCATGCTGTCAAAGCACGGCCTGTGCATCCTGCCTCGCGTGACTGACCGACAGGTTATTGAGCGCCAGAACCGTCAAGGCACGGCGCTGTTCTACGTCACGCTGACCGTTGAGTTTGACTTTGTAGCCGCCGAAGACGGCAGCAAGCACACGGTCATTACGGTAGGCGAGGCGATGGATTCTGGCGATAAGGCCAGTAACAAGGCGATGTCTGCGGCTTACAAGTACGCCGCCTTCCAAGCCTTCTGCATCCCGACAGAGGGCGATAACGACGCAGACGCCCACACACACGAAGTATCTGCCACCGACCCTGCTGTTGAAGCGTCCGTAGAAGCCGCTACCACTATCGAGGAGTTAAACAACGTATGGAAAAGCCTAAGCGCCGAACAAAGAAAGACCCACTTGCCGATCTTCTCAACCCGCAAGACCCAACTCTCCGGCAGGTAATTGACGACGTATCTGCATACATCGTCCGTTACTCGCTGACGACCACGGAGGCCAGTTTGGAACAGATCATTGAAGAACGGTTAGCCGGTGATTGGAAGCACGGGTTCTTCGTCAAGAACAAGACGCAAGACCTTCGCATCCTGCGCGACCACCTTGAGGCCGTGCGGATCGTGCGAGGTTGGTACGAGGTGCCGCCACTATGAAGGCATATACCAAACCGTCTCGCTATAACCTGCGGCTGTCGTTGGCGCAATACCAACTGCTGCTGTACCGCAAAAAAAAGGCTAGAGAAAACAACGAGCGTATTCGTTACAAAGACCTGATTGAAGCCTGGGGTGTACGCCAGAGCGTCATCGGGACTGCGTTGCAGCGCGGCATCAAACAGTACGATTACATCCTGTGGAAGCAGGGGTTACTGCAATGACTCCTTACTACGCGCTGATGTCGGATTGGGAAATCATCGGTCACACGATGGCGATTCCTGATTCGTCTGAACTATCGCAAGCCTTGGCCGAGAAGTTGAAGCGAGTGTTAGAGCAGCGTGATGAGTACCGAGAGCAGAATTCGGCGTTACGAGAAAAGGTAGAGCGCTTAGAGCGCGAGTGCAAAGAACTTAACCGTCTCATGGAGACAGGAGAGGAATAATGAGTGCGCTTTTACAACGCATGGTTAAGACGTGGGTTGCTACGTCAAAAAACCCTTGTGAATGGCATTGGTTTGACTTGAGCGGATCAATCCCAACTGATCATGCTATCCATGTCGAGCCAGAGTTATGGCTTACAACTTATCGACCTCCGTTTGATAAAACCGTTTTGGTATATCAAGGGCAACGCAACGAAGTGTCGCACGAAGTTTTAATGACTTTGGAAGGAGATGACCCAGAGGTCGGTATTAAGTTTTCTGTAGTGATTCGATTTGGGGAGCATCTTCCGAAGTTACTAACAACGGCGATGTACTCAATTCGTAACGGGCAGTTGTTTTTGACGCGCAAAGCAGGCGAATCACAGCAAGAAATTGATAACCGAAACTGGGGGTTGACGTTGATTGCGATGCTGTATCAACGGCTTGCAAATATGCCGACGAAGGCATCAATTCCAACCATTGATAACTTTATCAACAAGAAAAGACTAGAGCGAAACAAGCCGCCAATTTATACGTGGCGAACACTGATTGTCAGTGGAAAAAAGATTAGAAGCGAGGATCACGGCGGCACGCACGCATCGCCGCGATTCCATGAGCGTCGAGGGCATCATCGGCGTTTACCGAACGGGAAAACTGTTTGGGTAAAGTCGTGCAAGGTTGGCGACCCTGCTCGTGGCGCCGTATTTAAAGATTATAAGGTGGTGTGACATGGAACAGCGAACAACAGAATGGCACCAAGCCAGACTTGGCAAGGTGACGGCATCGAAGGTGGCTGACGTAGTGGCTCGCACCCGCACGGGTTATGCCGCAAGCCGCGCTAATTACATGGCGCAGTTGGTCTGCGAGCGTCTGACCGGCAAGCCGACCGAGGGTTTTTCCAACGCAGCGATGGAGTGGGGCGTTGAGCAGGAAGCCGCAGCCCGTGATGCGTACAGCGCCAAGGTGGGCGAACTCGTCACCGAGGTGGGCTTTATCGACCATCCGAGTATCCCAATGTCGGGCGCGTCACCCGATGGCGTTGTGGGCGCAGGGATCGTCGAGATCAAGTGTCCGTCTACGGCCACCCATATCGAGTACCTGATGGAGCGTGAGCCGCCGCAAAAATACTTTTATCAGATGCAATGGCAGATGGCCTGTACGGGTGCGGATTGGTGCGATTGGGTTTCATACGATCCGAGGATGCCCGAGAACCTCCAGTTGCTCGTGGTGCGTATCCCAAGGGATACAGACTGCATTACCTTGTTAGAGAAAGAGGTCAGCGAATTCCTCGCTGAACTAGATGTTAAAGTGGCAAAACTGAAGGAGATGACCCTGTGAACTTTGATAACACCAACCGTGGCGTTTTGTTCCCGAATGACAAGAAAGGCAACGAGAAGCGCCCGGACTTTACTGGCGACCTTAACGTGGGCGGCGTCGAGTACCGTCTGTCAGCCTGGAAGAAGGCGAGCAAGCAGGGCAATAACTTTTTGTCCATTAGCGTCCAGTTAAAGGAAGGTCAAAAGATTCCGCCCAAAAACGAGACGCCCGCTAGTACGATTACCGAAGAGAATTGGGCAAACGCTGACTTGAACGACCCGTTGGGGTTCTAAATGATCAGCGACGAGAGAGCAGAAAAGGCGTTGCGGTATTTGGTTGATACCGACGAGCCTTGTGCGCTCGCCAAGGCTGAGATGGAGCGTGCGGAGTATGCGTGGAAGGCAACACGGGAAGCCGTGTTCACGCACGCCGAGGGTACGGTGGCGGAGCGGCAAGCGATTGCCGCGACCCACCACGCCACGAAGGAAGCGCACGACCGTTACTGCGCGGCCATAGCCGTGTACAGCAAGATGGCAAACAAGCGCGAGACAGAGCGGATAGTCCTCGACACCTGGCGCACAATCCAAGCCAACAAGCGACAGGGATAAAAAAAGCCCCACCGAAGTGGGGCTAAGGACTCTGTAACAGGAGAACTAACGATGCCCGATCAGACTACATGGCGGGCGAGGGGTTTGCAATGGACATATTTGACGAGATTCGGGAACGCGATATCAGCAAACTGACGCCCGCACAGTGGTTTGGCCGCTTTGCGTACGTGAGAAGCGAGGACAGTTACTTTGACATGGTGGAGCGCCGCGAACTGTCGCGCCAGTCGTTCAATGCCATGTACCGGCACGTTTCGTGCGCCTCGATACATAACAAGCGCCGCATCGAAGCCTCTATCGCGTTCGACGAGAGCCGCGCTGACATGGGCGGCCATGCCTTAGAGGGTATTACCTTTGCCGCCGGAGAAGCCGCCCTCGTAGGCCGTGCGGGGCTGGTATACGGCAACCGATGGAGGGACGCTAGGCCGAAGGCCGTACCCGCTGACGTATCGCCGTGGCTGAACCATGCCGAGCGGATGATTCCCGATCCCATGGAACGGAACCATGTCCTCGATGTGATGGCGTACAAGCGGCAGAACCCGAACCGCAAGATAAACCACGCGGTGCTGCACGGGGGCTTACCTGGGTCTGGTAAAGACACGCTCTGGACGCCCTTCCTGTACGCCATAGGCGGCAATTTGAACAGCAACGTCGCCATCGTGCGCTCGGACGAATTACAAACCCAATGGGGCTACGCGCTTGAATCCGAGGTCGTCGTCATCAACGAACTGCGGCAAGCGGGTAAAGACCCGAGAGCGTTGGAGAACAACCTCAAGCCGTTAATCGCCGCCCCGCCCGAACTGCTGCAAGTGAACCGCAAGGGCTTGCACCCTTACTATGCGCTAAACCGTCTGTTTGTTTTGGCGTTTAGCAATGAGCGTGACGCTATTGCCTTACCCGCTGACGACCGTCGATGGTTTGTCCTCTGGTCGCACGCCCCACGGATGCGGGACGATGAGTCAGCGAGCCTGTGGCGATGGTATGCCGATGGTGGCCTTGATGCCGTGTGCGCGTACCTCGACGCCCGAGACGTTAGCGCGTTCAATCCTGGAGCCGCCCCACCGATGACCGATGCAAAGGCCATCCTGCTACAGACTGGCATGAACCCGACCGAAGCCGCACTCGCCGAGATGATTGCAGCGCGTCAGGGCGTGTTCCGGCACGGCTTTATCACTAGCCCGTTTCACAAGTTGGTGAACGACTTACAAAGCGCGCTTGGAGATCGCTATAGGGTTAATCAAGCCGCGCTGAATATCGCGCTAAAGGATGCGGGATGGACAGACCGAGGGCGCATCTACTCAAAGGAACACGTTACCAAGAAACACGTATTCACCGCCCCCGAACACTCGCACCTTTCCAATTCGGAAGTGCGGCGCATGGTCGAAACCGCTGCGCCGCCCCCCTTGTCAGTCGTCAAATAGTACGGAGAACAACACGGTGACGGCTACGGCTATCAGGAACCCTGCCATAGCGTAGCCCTCGCCGTGTCAATGCAACGCCCTAGGTACGTGATCCAATACTTGCGGGTGCAGCGTGTCAGTTTAGGGTATTGAGGCGGCAAGCCCCAACGCTCGTGAAACTCGGTCATGAGCGGCCATCCAAAGCGCGGCGCAGTTCCTCGACGAACAATGAAAGGTCGCGGATCGGTATATCTTCATCCCACGCATAAAGAAACACTCGCACGGCATCCCGAAGGTTCGCCGTGTTGTCGAATCCATCGTCGTCCATTTCGCGGAATAGGTCTTCAAGTTCTGCAATGGTCGGTGTGTGTGGTTTTTCCATAAGTCACCAATAAACTGAATCGGGGTTGATACGTCGGCGAGAGTGCCAATTAGGGCGCGGCACTTCCCGCCAATCCAAGCCGCGACAATGCCAGAAAGACAGGCGACGCCATAGGCTACGCATGGGGCGCACCTCGCAGTCTGTAGCGGGCGTACCGCTTGCCGTTGGTTGTTTCCGTCCGACACTCGATGTCCATGCCCTCACGCCTTAAATCGGCCACACGAGCGGCAAGGCGGAAGCACCCGAAGTCTTCCAAGGCATCGAGCGGAGTAAGTGACCGCCCCGATAGCAGGGCGGCTTTGATCAATTCATTTTGAGACATCAAGCGAACTCCCTAGGTTTACTTCGTCAATCTCCCAATCTAGTTCAGAATGGACGGTGTAGCCGTGTTTGGCGATCTCCAACGCCACTTCAACGGCGTCATCCTCGTCGGCAGCCTCAACGGTAATAACCTCGCGGACGGTTGCCCACATGATTACGTCATAGGCTTTCATGCGGCTACCCTCCCAACGTGCGGCACGATGCGGAACTCATCGCGGGTCGGCATGTCTTCAAGGTGACCCATGTCCACGGCATAGCGACAGTCGCGCAGATGCTCCGACAGGGCGACATCTGCGTCTTCGTAACTGTCGAACGTTTCCGGTTGTTCGTCTAACTCCCACACGTTCTCCCAATGGTTACCCACGAGCGTAAGGACTTCCCAACGTTGCGTATTCATGCGGCCACCTTTACCGGCTTGACTTCATGGACGAATTCTTCAGCGTGGACACAACCCATGTCGGTGAAAAACATATCGCCACCATTGTCCCATTCTTCAAATGCTGCCTCTTCAGCAGCGTCGGCGTTTTCTGCCTCAACTTCTAATTCGTAAACGTGGTGTTCGATACGGGCAATTTGTACGGTGTAGCGTTTCATGCGGCTTCCCCTTGCGCTTGAATGATGGCATCTAATTCGTCGGAACCCATTAAACACGCCCGCTCGTAAGCCATAACAACGGCCATTGAGAGGCGAACGTCCTCGGGCAGGTTGGTTGAAATTACGTTCGGTTGGGCGAGCAGCCGCATAGTTTCGGCTGCTACGAAATCAACCAATGCGTCCACCTGTTTATCGGTTGCGCTGCTCATGCGGTTACCTCTTCGCGGATCGCGTCTACCAAGTGTTCAGCGATTTCGTACCAATTAACGTCATCCAAGAACGCTCGCACCCATCCGTCCACAATGTCCGAAGGCGTTAACATCCGGCTACGGATACCGACCGGCTCGCTCAACGCTGCGTCTATGACTTCTTCTGCGTAGCCTTGCGCCCATCGCGCAACGTCGCAGACTTCTGGCAACCCGTCGAAATGGTCGCGCAGGTTCAGCCCGTCGAACGTCTCCAAGTTGACGCGCCAAGTAGCGTAATTCGTCCAACCGTTGTATCGGGTTTCGTTTTGCATAGTTAGTGTCTCCTAGTTAGTTGGTCTCATCAGCGGCAGCATTACTGCCGGACGCCTCACGGCGTTTCGACCTCATGCGAGTCAATGTCGGATTGTTCAATTTCGGTTAAGGCTTCGTGAACGGCTAGGAGCGAGACTCCGAGGGAGTCTGCAATCTCCTGCTCTTTCATTCCGTCCACAAAATACATTTCGTACACGTCATCCAAAATCATGGTTAGTCTCCTGTAAATTAATCGTTTGTAAGGATAGCGAGGATTGCAGCGGTAAGGCTGAAACAACCTGCAAGGAATAGCGGCAGGATGGCTTGCGCGTCTGCGATGAAGGCGCAGATAAAGCAAGCGTAAGAGATAGGCAGAGTCACGGAAGATAGGCGAGTCATAATTGCACCCCAAACGCAGCGAGAGCGGCTTCAATAGTCTGATAGTCGCGGGCAGGGTCTATCGTTGGATTGCCGCCATAATTCTCCACTTCTGTGAGTGAGCGGCTACCGTCGCGCAGGATGTAGGCTAGTTGGGTTCCTTCCTCTTCTAAACCCACAATGAAGTCATCATCAGAGCAGTCGGCTGATGTGCCACCGGCATCCGTCACAAGAACGTAGCGGCTACCCTCAAGCGTTTTGAAGTAGGCATAACACCCGCCTCCGGTTGACTCAAGGGTGAATCCTGCGTTCCAAAGTTTGCGTTGGAGATCGTTGTCCGATGTGGTGATCATTAGCGAATCTCCGGCAGGAAAGCAGGCGACGAGATCAGGCGAGACGACGGGAGCACGAGATCACGCGCAAACGTCTCGGCAGATTCCAGCGATGAGAACCAACGGACGGTAACGACTGACTCGGATTCAAGATCAGTCAAAAACACCTTATAACGACGATCCGCATTAGCGCGGAAAGGTGCAGAGACGTAGAACACCTCGGCAGTCATCTGTGTTTCGTGGTTAGTGAATTCTGCTACGCACATGGTTAGTTGCTCCAGGTAGTTATGTGTCAACGATTCCTTTATACCCTAGGGCGTTTCATAGTGTCAACAAATAATTTACAGATGATACCAACCCCTGACGCTGTGCAATTCTGGTGGGTATGTTAGGCAGAAGTTAGGCGACGTTAGGCAGGGTTAGGCAAGTCAAAATAGGGATTTTGTAAAGGAAAAGAGAAAAGAGAGACGAAACTATCCAGGTTAGGCGAGATCGAGCCGTCTAGGTAGTCACCAAGTTAGGCGAAAGTAGGTAAGTAAAAAAAGACTGAAAAGTAAGGGGAAAAGCAAAAGGTATGCGAGTTAGGCTATGTCTCTTACTGCCGATTCTTTCATCAAATAGGAAAAGGAATTGAAAGTAGATCGCCTAAATAGCATACCGCTCCCCTTTGCTAACCTTTTCCCCTCTCCCTGTTGCATAAAAACCACACGTATATACCTGTCGTATATACGCCACACTGTTGCGCCTACGCTACATTGCGTAAACAATTCTCGTTCACATAACTACATAAGAATCGTTTGCATCCAGGCTTGTGGTACACGCACAACATTGTGTTGCGGTAAAACAACAGGGGGGGGTAGGGCCAGAGCGTGACCGGTCACGATTACGAAGCGTTCACAAAAACTTTTTATTTTTTTTATTTACCCCACTTCCTAATAAACGATTCCTTGATATCCTTTACTTGCAACGTCTGACCAGATGCGCTGGTAGCGACCGAGAGGTAACTGAAGGAAGGACTCCACCATCTAAGGCACTAAACGTTTAACGCTTCCGCCTCGGCACACAGGCTCCACGGTAGTTGGAGATCGCGGCCTCCCGATGGGACAATCCCATACGTTGTTGTTATCTCGCCAAACCTTCTGTTACAGTTCCCGCATGGCACTAAAGATGACGGAAGAGGAGTGGTCGCAGTTTGCTGCCACGGCTTTGGTATGCCGCTCCTGCTTCTGGTCTGCCGAAGTAACCCGTCCGCAAAACAAGATTTGGTGCGCTCATCGTGTCGTCCACGGTTGGGTGACGGATAAGCCTCGATGCGACGGTCTGGCCTTTAAGTACGAGGACAAACGTGGAGACGTTTAGGTCGATCCCTTTTAAGCCTCGGGAACTCAAAGCCTCTCAGGAGGTTTTAGATAAGATTTACGAGGCTGCCAAACTTGGGCTGAAGGGTGATGCCCTAGCCTTTGCTGCGGACATGCTGCCAACCGAGTATCGTAGGCTCTGCCAAATGGATGGGGCGGCTGCTATCGCGGAGGCAAAGGGTCGTGCTGACAGTGAATTTGAGGCGGCAAACCAGTTGCGCGTGGCGGCTCTTGGTGGCGATAGCAAGGCAGCACTTGCTCTCTTGCAGCACGTGCATGGGTGGGTCGCTAAGACCCAGGTCCAAGTCGATGTTAAATCGCAGATCAGTATCATCGCGGCACTGCAAGAGGCGGAATCCCGCGTTATTCAGGGCAGAGTGGTGCAGGATATTCCGGCTGCACTAGATGGTACAATTGACGAAGCCCCGAACCGTTCCAGCGGATCGAGGCTTCTGACCAACCAACCTTCGAGAGAGGCTGATTATGGCTACGAAGATTCTAACGCAAGAACGCCTGAGAGAGTTGCTGCACTATGATCCGGCAACCGGCGTCTTTACATGGCTCAAGCCATGCAGCAGGTTTAGCCAAGTGAAACCCGGCGACCCCGCAGGCTGCGTACACGCACGCGGTTATATCCACATAAAGGTAAATGGCGTTGGATATAAGGCACACCGACTGGCGTGGCTATATACGCATGGTCGCTGGCCGGAACCGGCTATAGACCATATCAACCGAGTTAAAACCGACAACCGCCTTGCCAACCTGCGCGAAACCGATCAACTCGGCAACATGCAGAACAAGGGGCAATACAGAAACAACACCAGCGGTTACGTTGGCGTTTCTAAACATTCATCCGGTAAGTGGGCAGCCCAGATTCAGGTCAACCGCAAAAACCGTCATTTAGGGCTTTTTGCCACACCTGAGTTAGCATCTGGTGCGTACCAAGCCGCTAAAAAGCAAATGGCCGCCTAATGCAAACGACGATTTATACCGCTGACGAAGAAATGGCGCTGATGTCGCGCCTGTGGTCTAAAGACATTGCTAACAATCCTGAAGCCTTTGTCCGATTTGTCTTTCCTTGGGGAAAGAAAGGCACACCGCTAGAGAATCATCCCGGTCCTCGACGTTGGCAGCGAGACATCCTGCGGCAGATTAAAGAGCATATTGATGCCAATAACGGCCAAGTAGACTTTAAGGTTCTACGCATGGCCGTGGCGTCAGGTCGCGGTATCGGCAAATCGGCCTTAGTAAGTTGGCTTGTTATTTGGATGCTTTCTACCCGTATCGGCGGTAGCGTCATTGTTTCGGCCAACTCTGAGGCGCAGTTGCGTTCAATTACGTGGTCGGAAATCACCAAGTGGCTGGCGATGTCCATGAACAGCCATTGGTTTGAGATTTCGGCTACTCGCGTAACCCCGGCTAAATGGTTGTCCGAACTGGTAGAGCGTGACCTGCGAAAAGGTACGCGCTATTGGTCAATTGAAGGTCGGTTGTGGTCAGAAGAGAACCCAGACGCCTACGCGGGTCTGCACAACTCTGATGGCGTCATGCTGATATTTGACGAGAGTTCTGGTATTCCAGACAAGATTTGGGACGTTGCCCAAGGCTTCTTTACCGAAAACACGCCAAACCGTTTCTGGTTTGCGTTTAGCAACCCACGCCGAAACGAGGGCTATTTCTATGAGTGCTTCAACGCGAAAAGGAATTTCTGGGCGACGCAAAGCATCGACGCCCGGCAAGTCGAAGACACCGACAAAGCGGTCTACGAACAAATCATCGAAGAGTACGGCTCGGACTCCCCGCAAGCCCGAATCGAAGTGTATGGACAGTTCCCCGCCGATGGAGACGACCAGTTCATCTCTCCGAGCATGGTGGACGAAGCAGCGTCTCGCCCTAAGTACCAGGATGAAACTGCTCCGATTGTATTGGGCGTTGATCCGGCTCGAAGTGGTAATGACTCGACGGTCATTGTCGCGCGTCAAGGCCGCGATGTCGTCGCGATTAAGCGTTATAAAGGCGAAGATACGATGGAGATCGTCGGGCGAGTAATCGACGCTATCGAAGAGTTCCGCCCTGCGCTCGTTGTCCTTGACGAAGGCGGCCTCGGCTACGGCATCTTGGATCGCTTGAAAGAACAGCGATACAAGGTGCGTGGCGTTAACTTTGGTTGGAAGTCGTCAAAGCCTGCAATGTGGCAGAACAAGCGTGCAGAGATGTGGGGTGATATGCGCCAATGGCTGCGTACCGCCTCGATCCCCAACGACCGGATGCTTAAATCCGACCTGTGCGGCCCGCAGTACAAGACCAATTCCTCGGGTGCTATAGCCCTAGAAGCCAAGAAAGACATGAAGGCTAGAGGCTTGGCCTCCCCTGACGCAGCAGATGCGTTGGCGGTTACTTTCGCGTACCCTGTTGCAAGTCGGGAGTCAAGAGTTAAAATCCAACGTAGGTTTTCAGGACGCGGCGAGATGCTCTCGTCGTGGATGGGTGCTTGAATGGCTAAGAAGTCGGTATCGCTCTCCGTTGGCCGTGGCGAAAAGCAGCCCGTTTCTAAGGGCGCTGGACTTACCGCCAAGGGTCGCGCCAAGTACAACCGTGCTACAGGCAGCAAACTGAAGGCTCCGGCGCCTAGCCCTAAGACAAAAGCAGACGCAGGACGCAAAAAGTCGTTCTGTGCGCGTATGAAAGGCGTTGTGGCAAAGGCTAAAGGCCCCGCCGAGCGCGCTAAAGCATCACTCCGACGATGGAAATGTAACTAATGGCTGCTAAAAAGGGCTTGTACGCCAACATTCACGCTAAACGGGCGCGTATTGCTGCCGGTTCTGGCGAAAAGATGCGTAAACCGGGTGCTAAAGGCGCTCCGACCGCTAAAGCGTTCCGTCAATCGGCCAAAACGGCCAAAAAGAGGAAATAAACATGAAGTACGGCCCTGTTGGTGTATCTCCCGGCGCCACGATTGGCGACATGATCGTGGGTTCGCGTCAGCCGAAGCCCCGTATGCCCGCCCCTCGCGGCCCGCGTCGGGTAAACGAGGACATGATTCGCACGACGGTCGCGTTCCGCCCGACTCCGGTCGTTAAGCCGCGTGGACGGATGGGCTAATGCCCTTAGTCAAGTCGGCAAGCAAAGGCGCCTTTCGCAAGAACATTCGTGCGGAAGTGAAGGCTGGTAAGCCGGTCAAGCAGGCCGTTGCCATCGCGTATTCGGTCAAGCGTCGAGCAGCAGCAAAGAAGCGCAAATAATGGCTAAAGACCCTACAGGCATTAAAGGCGCCGGTTACGTCGCCAACACGCCAGAATCCCGTCGCGGGAAGAGCAATGCGGACATCCTAGCGCAAGCGCGTACCCGGATGCAGTTGTCGCTGACCGCGTACAGCGAGTCACGCGACAGCGAACTGGACGACCTGCGCTTTATGGCAGGTTCGCCGGATAACCGCTGGCAGTGGCCGCAGGAAGTGCTGGCTACCCGTGGTGCCGTGCAGGGTCAGACGATCAATGCGCGTCCCTGCTTAACCATCAACAAACTGCCCCAGCACGTTCGGCAGGTCACTAACGACCAGCGCCAGAACCGCCCCTCGGGCAAAGTTATTCCGGTTGATGATCAGGCCGACGTTGAAGTCGCAGAAGTATTCGACGGCATCGTTCGGCATATCGAGTACATTTCGGACGCCGATGTCGCCTACGACACCGCCTGTGAGAACCAAGTCACGTATGGCGAAGGCTATATCCGCATCCTGACTGAATACTGCGACGACAACACGTTCGACCAAGACATTCGTATCGGACGTGTGCGAAACTCGTTCTCGGTCTATATGGACCCTCACATTCAAGACCCCTGCGGGTCGGATGCTGAGTGGTGTTTCATTACTGAGGACATGCCGCGTGAGGAGTTTGAGCGTCATTTTCCTGACGCCGAGCCAATCTCGTCGATCCAGCAGCGTGGTGTTGGTGACGAGAATCTGGCGCAGTGGATTACGGATGACTCCGTTCGGGTCGCGGAATACTTCTACGCTTACTACGAAAAAGCGAAGTTAAACCTTTATCCGGGAAACCAAACGGCGTTTGCCGGGTCACCCGAAGCCAAGCAGTTGGAAATGATGGGCTTGCAGGCTGTTCGCAGCCGCGAAGTGGACATTCGCCGCATCAAGTGGATTAAGACCAACGGCTACGAGATTCTGGAAGAGCAAGAGTGGCCGGGTAAGTGGATTCCGGTCGTCCGCGTTGTCGGTAACGAATACGAAGTTGAAGGCCGTATCTATATCAGCGGCCTCGTGCGTAACGCTAAAGACGCGCAGCGCATGTACAACTACTGGGTATCCCAAGAAGCGGAAATGCTCGCCTTGGCCCCCAAAGCGCCGTTTATCGGCTATGGCGGGCAGTTTGAGGGATACGAGCATCAGTGGAAGACCGCCAATACCCAGAACTGGCCGTATTTGGAGGTCAATCCTGACGTTACGGACGGCGCTGGCAACATGCTGCCGCTGCCCCAACGTGCCGCCCCACCCCTTGCACAAACAGGGCTTATTCAGGCTAAGATGGGCGCGTCGGACGACATCAAGTCTACGACGGGCTACTATGACTCTAGCCTTGGCGCCACGTCTAACGAGCGTTCGGGTCGGGCCATATTGGCGCGTGAACGTCAGGGCGATACGGGGTCATATCATTACGTAGATAACCTTGCCCGCGCTATCCGCTACGTCACGCGTCAACTCGTTGACTTGATTCCGAAGATTTACGATACCCAGCGTATCGCTCGCATCATCGGCATCGACGGCGAAACCTCGACGGTGCGTATCGACCCGATGCAGCAAGAGCCTGTCCGCAAGTTGATGGATCAGGCTGGCGTTGTCATTGAGAAAATTTACAACCCGTCCGTGGGTAAGTACGACGTAGCCGTCACGACCGGCCCGTCCTACATGACCAAGCGCCAAGAGGCGATGGACGCGATGTCGCAAATCCTGCAAGCCAACCCGAACCTTTGGGGCGTGGCAGGCGACCTGTTCGTCAAAAACATGGATTGGCCGGGAGCGCAGGAAATTGCCAAGCGCCTTGCCAAGACAATTGATCCCAAGTTGCTTTCCGATCCTGACGAAGACCCAGCGTTGCAGGCTGCTAACCAGCAGATTGAAGCGATGGGCGCTGAGATGGATCAAATGTTCCAGATGCTCCAGAACGTCTCGCGTTCGATGGAAGCCACTGAACTGCGGATCAAGGAGTACGAGGCGCAGGTCAAGGCGTATGACGCTGAAACCAAGCGTATCAGCGCTGTCCAGTCCGGCTTGAACGAAGAGCAGATTCAAGACATCGTGATGGGCACAATTTCGGGTATGATGTCAACAGGTGATTTAATGCCCCCGGAAGCGCCTCGTGAGGCTCCGATGATGGGCGAGGGTATGGCATGAAACCGGCTGACTTCGTAGGTTTGTTGTTCCTAGCGCGGGATGTAACCCATTCCGTGCATTTGAACACCCGTTCGTATGCCAAACACAAGGCGCTCGGTAAGTTTTACGAGAGCGTTGTGGGGCTGGCAGACGACTTCGCGGAGGCTTATCAGGGCCGTCACGGCCTGATTGGCCCTATCTCGCTTCAGTCGGCGAAAAAGACTAGCAACGTCATTGAGTTCTTGCAGGACCAGTTAGCCGAGATTGAGGCTAACCGTTACAAGTTCTGCGACAAGGAAGAGACGGCGATTCAGAACATTATTGACGAGATCGTCGCGCTGTATCTGTCCACTTTGTACAAACTCCGCTTCTTGGCTTGAGGTAACGACATGGAACTTCTTAATCCCCTTGCTGACGGTCTGTTCCCAGCCAAGACCGCTTCCTTTACGGGCACGGCTGGCTCAACCGGCACATGGCCCGCAGGTCCGCAGGGCGTTGTGGTGTGGTGTACGCAAGATGCCTACGTCCTTGTGGGCGAAGGCGTGACCGCTACGACCGGCAGCACCCCGATCCCGGCTAACACCCCTGTCCCGTTTATCGTTCCGCAAGGCACGGGCGCACCGTGGCGTGTGAGCGCCATTCAGGTGTCCTCTGGCGGTACGGTTTACGCAAAGCCCATTAACCAAAACTAATGGCTCGTTATTTCGGTGTAGCGCTAAGGAATGGCCTAGCCCTCGGGCTTGGGTCCATTATTGCCCTTGGCAAACCTAAAGCCGCTGCCCCAGCGGGCGCAAGTTACTTGTTGCTTGAAGACGACTCATTTGTGCTGCTTGAAGACAGCAGCAAAATTGAATTGGAGTAAGTCATGGCCGACACTAAGATTAGTGCATTAAGTTCCGGCGCACCGGCCCAAGCAGGCGACGAGTATGTCATTGCCCGCTCCGGCGCTAACTACAAACTGACCGGAACGAACCTTCTCGGGCTAGTCACTAGCACCGCTAACACCTTTACCGCTGCCCAGACGTTTCGCGCTGCCAGTGCGGTGCGCTCCGAGGCTGCTTCTACGCAGGACGCGGTGGTGTTGGCTGGTCGCGCTGGCGGTACAAACTCGTATGCCGTTACGCTGACCCCGACGACGCTTTCTGCCAGCCGCACGATGACGCTGCCGGACGCCAACACAACGGTGCCGGTATTTAGCCAAGTCATTACGTTTACCGGCCCGTCTGCTGCGCGTACCGTGACGCTGCCGGACGAGAACTTCAGCGTCGGTTTTCGCAACATCCCGCAGTCCGGATCGGCTAAGACGACTTCCTATTCGCTGGCTACCGGCGATGTCGGTAAGTTCATCGAGGTGGGCGCTTCTGGCTCTATCACGATTCCCGATGCGACGTTTGCGGCTGGCGATGTGGTGTCTATCTTTAACAACACCTCGGGCGCTATCACGATTACTTGCACGATTACGACGGCGTATATCGCGGGTACGGATGCAGACAAGGCGAGCGTGTCATTGGCTACAAGAGGCGTGGCGACAATACTGTTCTTATCAGGTACGGTTTGCGTTATTAACGGCAACGTGAGTTAAGCCATGAGCGGCATTATGAGTTTGCTGCTCGCTGCCAAAGTTGCGGGCGGCGGAGCGTTTACCGAGTACAAGATTTTCACCGCATCGGGTAACTGGACTGCCCCGACCGGCGTGACGCAAGTTGAATACCTTGTCGTCGCGGGTGGTGGTGGGGGTGGTGGGCGATTTGTTGG